AAAGACAGGGACAGCTAAATTATTAGCTAATACTGGCAACAGCATCCAACAGCAATTAGTTTTAGATAGTCATAACTTATCAGCACAGGCTGGTAATTTAACTGATGTACAAAAAAAACAAGCAGATGATTTAGAAGCTGCTAGAAAACGAGCAGAAGCAGGTAAAGAAGCATTAGATCCGGCACAACTACAAAGATTCCAACAATTAATTGCTGAAATTAATAACAGAATTACACAGACCGTGGCAAAATATTTGCCCGATTTAGAAGCTGCTTTTAAAAAGTTAGCTGGATATGTTGAACAATGGGTATTACCTGGATTTGAGTTTTTGATGAAGTACCTCAAAGAAACGGTAGTGATATTAGGCGGTCTAAAAATTGCTTCAGCATTGTTTAATGCCGCATTAAAAATAAGAGAATGGAAAGCTAATTTAAGAGGTTCTAGTCCAGCAAATGCAATGTATGTTAGAGATGCTGGCGGAGGTGGTGGTGGCGGACGCCGACGTCGTAGAAAAAGTGGACCAAAAGGCGGTAAAGGCGGCACAGGACGAAAACCAAAAGGCGGAAAAAGTGCCGCAGCACAAGTTGCCGCCGATGCCGCTGGAGTTGGCGGCGGAGCTGTTGGAACAGCGATCGACGTCGCTACTTCAGCAACTATATTTGGTGCATTGGCGTATGCAACAGGAACCGTAACTGACAGCCTAATGGATGCGGCTGGTGCTTCGAGAGAAGTTACTGAAGACATGGCCAAGCAAGATGAAGCAAATTGGAAAGCTGCATCTTGGTGGGAAAAAGCTCAAAGCGGTCTTGCAAGAAGTGTTGAAAGTGTAGGAAGTTTTATTGGATTAGATAAACTAGCTGAACGGGCTAAACATGATAGAATACTAGCAGAAACAGAATATTTAAAAAAGAAAAATGCAGCCGGAGGCACCGCACCTACAACAACTGCATCTACAACTACAACTACAACATCGTCTGCAGGCTCACCATCTGCCTTAGCAGACCAAAAAGAGCTTAGTGCAATTGCAGACGCTCATAAACAAGAATTAGCATTAGCTGAACAAAAGCAAGAACAACTTAAAAAAGATTTAAACGCTCAATTAAGTGCTATTGCCGCAGCCAAGGCCAAAGCAGCAGCCGATCGAGATTCTGCCGAAGCAGCAGCAGCACTAGCCGACGCTGAAAAGAAAAAAGCAGAAATTGAAGCTAGACTAGCAGCCAACAGCAAAAAAGTACAAGAAGGATTAACAACTACCACTAAAGCCTTAGACGATGCAAAAAAAGCAGAATTAGATGCTGCAAAAAAAGCAGAAGAAGCTAAAGCAGCAGAAGAAGCTGCTAAGAAAAAAGGATTAGATTTCAGTAGTCCACAAGCATTATACAATTCCTTTAAAGCAGTAAGAGAAGGAGGAGCCGGAGCTCCTCAGGTTGCAGCACCGTCTGGAACAACATCTGGATCAGCACCAGTGGCGGAAATACCCGGCGCATCTGCAATTGGCACTGGTCTAGGAGCAGTAGCAGAAAAATATGAATCAGCAGGCCGAGGCAGCGGAACCGTTGGATGGGATAAAGTAGGAGGTACTAGCTACGGTAAAAAACAAATTTCGTCCAGAGCCGGAGCAATGACCGATTTTCTTAAATTCCTTGAAAAGACAGGAAAAGGTGATGTTGCTAAAAAATTACGTGATGCAGGTATAGAAAAAGACACTGGCAGTACTAGTGGTAAAGCAGTTGACGTGTGGAAAGAAGTTGCAGCTAGTGGTGCATTGGGCAACAGCGAAAATGAATTTTTAGGACAAGGATACGGAACAGCTCTAAAAGGCCTAAAAGATCAAGGTCTACAGGCAAGAATTAACGGTAGTCGAGCTCTTCAAGAAATGTTGTTTAGTACCGCTGTGCAACACGGGCCTGGTGGTGCAATGAAAATCTTTAACAGCGTTTTCAAACCAGGCATGACTGATGAACAGCTTGTAAAGGCTGTATATGCAGAAAGAGGTGCCGATGGCGGTAAAAAACATTTTGGAGGCAGTACTGCTAATGTACAAGCCGGCGTAGTTAACAGATTTGGAAAAGAACAACAAGATATTTTAGGATTATTAGCAGGGGGATCAGCCCCTGTTACTCCTAGCGGAACATCTGTAGCATCAGCAGTAACTCCAACGGCAACAGCGGCAACAACAGCGGCAGCATCATCTGTTGCTTCAGCTTCTGCTCCTACTACCCAATCTCCTCCAGTTGTTCCTGGATCAGGTGCTCCTGGAGCAGGTGGAATTTCGAGCCTAAACGAAGCTGTAGCATTGTTAGAAAGGTTAAATATGCAGATGGGTACATTAATTAGTATTAGTAGAACCGCGGTTGACTTAAATGAAAGTCAATTAAGAGTACAAAGAACAATGGGCGGCGACATGTTTATGTCGTCCTAAAAGGAACTAAGATAGTGTCTTGGAAAAAATATTTTACACCGGTTAACATAGATAACCAATCTGGAAGTTATAGCCCAATTGCTAGTGGTGGCCGCCCGGGACCTGCACGATCTAATTATTCTAGTTTTTTACCAGATGTTTATGCAGGAGCTCCAAATCGTGTTGAAAGATACATGCAGTACGATACTATGGACATGGATTCAGAAGTTAACGCTGCTTTGGACATCCTTGCTGAGTTCTGCACTCAAAAAGACAAAGAAAATGCCACAGCCTTTCATATTTTCTTTAGAGGTCAACCTACTTCAACTGAAGTTAAGTTGATCAAAGAAAGTCTACAAAAATGGAGTAAGCAACAGCAATTTGAAACTAGAATTTTCCGCATCGTGCGTAATGCTTTCAAATACGGCGATTGTTTTTTTGTTAGAGATCCTCAGACATTAAAATGGTTATTCGTTGATGCTGCCAAAGTTTCAAAAATAATTGTCAACGAAAGCGAAGGTAAGATTCCTGAACAATATGTAATTCGTGATGTAAATTTTAACTTTAAAGAAATGATTGCTGTTACGCCACACGGTACAAGCAATACTGCACCTAGTGGAACAAGTTCATATACATCGGGCGGAGGTTTTGGACGAGGAATGGTTGGTACGGCAGCGCAACCACCAGGAACAAGATTTCATAATCAAACTAATGAAGTAACCGTAGATGCAAAAAATGTTATACACATAAGTCTAAGCGAAGGTCTAGACAACAATTATCCGTTTGGCAATTCGTTACTGGAATCAGTATTCAAAGTTTATAAACAGAAAGAATTGCTTGAAGATGCTATCATTATCTATCGTATACAACGTGCTCCTGAGCGTAGAATTTTCTATGTAGATGTGGGTAACATGCCAGCACACATGGCTATGGCATTCGTTGAACGTGTTAAAAACGAAATACATCAACGTCGTATTCCTTCATCAACAGGTGGCGGCCAAAACATGGTTGATGCAAGCTATAATCCGCTATCAGTGTCAGAAGACTATTTCTTCCCACAGACAGCAGAAGGTCGTGGATCTAAAGTAGAAACATTACCTGGCGGTACTAATCTTGGTGAAATTACAGACTTACGTTATTTCACAAATAAACTATTCCGAGCCTTGCGTATTCCTAGCAGCTACTTGCCAACTTCAGTCGACGATGCTAGTAATACCGTTGCTGACGGAAAAGTAGGCACGGCATATATTCAAGAACTACGCTTCAACAAATATTGCGAACGTTTGCAATCGATGGTAGTTGAAACATTTGATCAGGAATTTAAGTATTGGTTGTACAATAACGGTATTAATATTGACAACAGCTTATTTGAAATTAAATTTAATCCACCACAAAATTTTGCTGCATATCGCCAATCAGAACTTGACACAGCAAGAGCAGCAACGTTTGTATCATTACAAGAAATGCCGCATTTAAGCAAGAGATTTGCTCTTAAGCGATTCTTAGGATTAACTGAAGAAGAAATTAAAGAGAATGAAAAACTATGGCGAGAAGAGAATGGCGGAAAATTAACGCCAGCACTTGATTCTGCTAGTCAATTAAGATCTGTTGGGATTACTCCCAACGGAATAGCTGCTGATGTTGCAGGTCAAGAAGAAGAAGCACCTGTAGAAGCTCCTGCTGACACAGGAGCAGAAGCCGCAGCAGCACCAGAAGAACAACCGGCTCAGTAATAAATACATTATGCTTCTACTTGAATTCCTTTATTTTAATGACAACAATAACGACTTTGCAGTTGATCGTCGATACGACAACGCCAAAGATAAATCTGTTCTTAAAAAAAGTGATACAAGAAAAATTCGCTTGACTCTAAGACAGATAAATCAATTAAGAATGCAAAGCGAGGCTCATGAATACGAGCGTGAAAGCGAGCTGGACTTTGTTAGACAGATGTACGGAGCCCCAGCAGGTGAAGCAGAGCAACCAACCGAATAAACCAGCATTTGTACTTGGAAATGGTACAAGCCGATTAAATTTAAACCACACTAATCTATTAGATAAAGGAATGGTATACGGGTGTAATGCCATATATCGAGAATTTTCTCCGCATTATCTTATAGCAGTTGACGTAAAAATGGTCAATGAAATAGTAGCTAGTGGCTATCATAAAAAAAATTCTGTATGGACTAATCCTAATAAAGGATTATCTACAAAGCATTATATTAACTTGTTTAATCCCCATAAAGGTTGGAGCTCAGGCCCAACAGCTTTATGGTTTGCATGTAGTCACGGCCATAAAGAAATTTATATTTTTGGATTTGATTATCAAGGATTGAACGGTAAATTTAACAATGTTTATGCCAATACATACAATTATAAAAAGAGTTCTGACGTTGCTACATTTCACGGAAATTGGTTAACGCAAACAGAAAAAACTATTAGAGAATTTAGGCATACAACATTTTATAGGGTAGTTCCATCTGCTGCATTTATACCCGATCAGTTAGGGATTCAATTAACAAATTTAAAACATATATCATATGAAGAATTTGAAAATCATTATCCCGGGTGTACTTATACGAGCGAAAATCTTCAAAAAACTACCATTTAACCCCAAATTGTAATCATAGTGTTAAATAAAAGCACAGCCTAACCATCTTGAAGGAGAATATAGCATGGCAGACAAATCATTAATTGAGCAGATGCTTGAGCGTCTAGTAAACGAAGACCAAGCAAAAGCAGAAGAATTATTCCACGAGTACGTTGTAGCAAAATCTCGTGAGATCTACGAAGGTCTTATCGAATCCGAGTTATCTGAAGAAGAAGACGAAGAAGGTGAAGACGAAGAAGTTGAAGAATCATCAGACGAAGAAGCCGAAGAAGGTGAAGATGATTTAGACGAAGAATTTGAAGATATCGCTATCGAAGCCGATGACGAAGGCGACGAAATGGGCGGTGACCCAACAGACGACTTAGAAGCTGAGTTAGATGCAGAAGGCGGCGACGAAGAAGATTTAAGCGATAAAGAGCCAGAAGAATTGTTCCAAGACTTAGACGCTATTGTAGATGAACTACAAGCTAAGTTTGACGCTATGGGCGGCGACATGGGTGGCGAAGAAGGCGGTGAAGAAGGTGAGAATCCATTTGCTAAAGAAGAAGATTTTGATTTAGAAACCGTTCGTGAATATGTAGAAAAAGTTCCAACTGCAAAAATGGGAGACAATGGTGCTAATGCTAAGTCTGTCGTAGCAGGTAAGAACGATATGGGTGGAACTACAGCAAACATTGCCAAAGGTGGTGAAGAAGCTGGCGTATTAGCAAATCAGGGTCAATTAAAAGGATCTGGTTTACTAAAAGGTACACCTAAAGAAGACAATGCTGGTAATATCAATGTCCCAGGCGGCAAAGCAGGTAATGCTTTTTCTAAGAAAGAACCTGGACACGGCGCAGAAAAGAAAGGCGCTGGCGAATCCGCTGATAACAAGCAAAGCCTTTTCCGTGGTCGTAGATAATAGGACAATTAAGTGAAAACTAACCTAAGCGAACATTTAAGTTTCGATCAGGCCAAGATTGTCTTGGAGAGCGAAGAAGGTGCAGACGGTAATAAGAGTCTGCATTTAAACGGTATTTGCATTCAAGGAGACATCCGCAATGCAAATCAACGTGTTTATTCTTCTCAAGAAATTGGCAAGGCTGTCAAAACGCTCAACGAGCAGATCGCTGGTGGATACTCTGTGCTTGGAGAAGTTGATCACCCACAGGATTTAAAAATCAATCTAGATCGTGTTAGTCATATGATTACCAAGATGTGGATGGACGGTCCTAACGGCTACGGAAAACTTAAATTAATTCCCACTCCAATGGGTCAACTAGTAACGACCATGTTGCAGTCGGGAGTTAAATTAGGTGTAAGTAGTAGAGGATCTGGAGAAGTTGATAGCAATGGCAATGTTCAAGGTTTTGAAATTATTACCGTTGACGTAGTAGCCCAACCTTCAGCTCCAGGAGCTTACCCTACCCCAGTTTATGAGCACTTGATGAATAATACAGGTGGATATAAGGCATTTAAAATAGCACAAGAAGTTAAAGGCGACCCAAAGGCACAGAAGTACCTAGCAGAGAGTCTGGTGAAGATCATCAGGGGTCTCAAATAACAAGTAGGAGAATCACATGCTAGACATCGTAAAACAATTGTTTGAGAACAATGTGATTTCCGAAGAAATCAAATCGGAAATTGAATCTGCTTGGCAAAGCAGAATTCAAGAAAATCGTGACCAAGTCACTTCCGAACTACGTGAAGAATTTGCTCAAAAGTATGAGCACGATAAGACTGCAATGGTTGAAGCCGTTGAAGCAATGTTAGCTGATCGCCTACAGGCAGAGCTAGTAGAGCTGGCTGAAGATCGCCAAGGACTTATTGAAGCTAAAGCACGTTATGTAGAAAAAATGCAACAAGATACTAAAGCCTTAGAATCTTTTGTGTTATCTAATCTACGTAAAGAATTAGCTGAACTACACGAAGATCGCAAGTCGGTTGCAGGAAATGTCGGTAAATTAGAGTCTTTCATAGTGGATGCACTAGCGAAGGAAATCGCAGAATTCCACGCTGATAAGAAAGATTTAGCTGAAACTAAGGTACGCCTAGTTCGCGAAAGCAAAGCTAAATTTGAATCTATCAAGAAGGATTTTATTGCACGTTCAGCTAAAATCATTGAAGAAACGGTCACTAAAGGACTTAAATCTGAAATGGTTCAGTTGCGTGAAGACATTGAAGCAGCACGTAAAAATGATTTTGGACGTAGAATTTTTGAAAGTTTTGCCAGCGAATATGCTGCAAGTCATTTAAATGAAAAATCCGAAACTGCAAAACTTCTTAAAGTTGTTTCTCAGAAAGAACAAGAATTAGAAGAAGCAGCAAAGGTTGTTGCAGAAGCACAAAAATTAGTAGAAAGTCGTGATGCAGAACTACGCATCGCTAAGGACGTTGCAACTCGCAAGGAAGTTATGAGCGAATTGTTGAGTCCATTGTCCGGCGATAAGCGTGGAGTTATGCGTGAACTGCTTGAATCAGTTCAAACTGACAAACTACGTAATTCTTTCGACAAATACCTACCAGCTGTAATGGATGGTGGCAAACCGGCGAAGAAAGCATTAACAGAAGGCAAAGAAATTACAGGCGATAAACAGGCACAAGCAATTGGCGGTAACGAAGAAAAAACCGCTGAAATTTTTGACATCCGCAGGCTTGCGGGACTTAAAGTTTAAGGAGAAACTATAATGTCACAACTACTCGAGTCACGCTGGTCGGAAACCAAAGACGCCCTTTTAGAAGGTCTTCAAGGTAACAAGCGTTCAGTTATGGCAGCTACTCTAGAAAATACCCGCAAGTATTTGGCAGAGTCTGCTAGTGCTGGTGCTACATCCGCCGGTAACGTTGCAACCCTAAATCGTGTGATCCTTCCAGTGATCAGACGTGTGATGCCTACGGTCATCGCTAATGAATTAGTTGGCGTTCAGCCAATGACTGGCCCAGTTGGTCAAATTCACACTCTACGTGTTCGTTATTCAGATAACTTCACAGGTAGCGCAGGTGGATCTGCAAGTGCTGGTGAAGAAGCACTAAGCCCATTCAAGATTGCTGAAGGCTATTCTGGTAACACAAACGGCAAGGCTGACGCTACTGCTGCTAAAGAAGGTGTTGCTGGTAACAGACTAAGCATTCAAATCTTGAAACAGACCGTCGAAGCTAAGACACGTAAATTGTCTGCTCGTTGGACGTTTGAAGCTGCTCAAGATGCACAAGCCCAACAAGGCATTGACATCGAAGCAGAAATCATGGCTGCTTTGGCTCAAGAAATTACAGCTGAAATTGATCAAGAGGTTCTACGTAGCCTTAAGACATTAGCTGGTACACAAAACAATGTTAACTACGATCAAAGCGCAGTTAGCGGTACTGCTACTTTCGTTGGTGATGAACACGCTGCTTTAGCAGTTGCTATCAACCGTGTAAGTAACACAATCGCTCAGCGTACACGTCGTGGTGCTGGTAACTGGGCAGTTGTTAGCCCAACAGCATTGACAATTCTTCAAAGTGCTACAACTTCTGCGTTCGCAAGAACAACAGAAGGTACTTTTGAAGCACCAACTAACACAAAGATGGTTGGTACTTTGAATGGCGCAATGAAAGTTTATGTTAACACATATGCTGAACTAGAGTCAACAACTGATAAAGTTCTTATCGGTTACAAAGGTTCTAGCGAATCTGATGCAGCAGCATTCTATTGCCCATACATTCCATTGATGAGCAGTGGTGTTGTTCTAGATCCAAGCACATTCGAACCAGTAGTTAGCTTCATGACACGTTATGGTTATGTTGAGTTAACAAATACTGCTTCGTCTCTTGGTAACGCAGCAGACTACCTAGGTACCGTTGCCATTGACAACAGCAAGGTTTCGTTTACCTAATCAAAACTTATGTTTTGTATTCAAAAAGGACCTTCGGGTCCTTTTTGTTTGACTTAAATATCTAGTGAAGATAGAATCAGAAAAAGATTTTACAAAACTAAGAGAACAGATTTACCTTTGGCGTAAACGCTTTTCAATGTTTAAACACGATGTGAATCAAATTGAACACATTGTGGAAAAACATATACAAAATCACAGCATTATAATGGTACAATATAGGCAAACACATAGTAAGGCTTGCTTAGAAAAAGCCCAATTAGAAATTGATGCTATTAATAGAGTCATAGCCACCGTAGAAAAAATTGAGCTGATGGCTATGCTGAGTAGATAAGATGAAGTCATTCCACATTGTATTATCTGGCCATAAATTAGGCGAGGAACTAGGAAGTAAAAATATAAACATAGCAAAGGGCTTTGGGTTAGATGCTGAGTTATTTTCCGGTATTCCTGGCAATGATTGCAAAGATATTTTTAAACAGCACAAGGTAAAAAACGGATTTCGAGGAATAGGTGCTATTGGACAACGAGGATGTTTTCTTTCTCATTTTTTATTATGGAAAAAATGCATAGAATTAAATGAAACTATTGCTATCTTAGAGCACGACGGAGTATTTGTAAGGCCGTTGCCTAATAATATAGAACAAAATTTTACAGATGTTTGTAGACTAGAAGCATTCAGGCATTGGGATCCAACCTACGAAACTCAAATTTCTTCTAGCATCTCATGCGATATAAAATTTGAAAAACCAATTACTGAATTTCAAAATCTAATCACAGGCAGATTTTACGTTGGTTATTATGGATATTTAATAAAGCCTAGCGGAGCAGAGAAACTAATACATCACGCAAAACATGTTGGAGCTATACCTGTAGATATGTTTGTAGGAACAAATATAGTTGATATAGTATCAGTGACAGCTACCATTGTTAGATTAGATGAAGTTTATATTGGAAGAGTTACAGAACTGAGCACTACTTACAATTTTAATAATGCACTAGAAGGATAAATATTATATCTAACAATAGATACAGATTTATGCAGAATCCCTCTGCGTAGACCTAAAACGTCAAATTTAAGGAGAAACAAATGGGACGCCCAATTAATAAAAGATGGTTTGGTTCAGTAGGCACAGGAACAGGAACAGGATTACTTACAGGAAATAATCTTCCAATTAGATTTAAAACAGATGGCTCGGTATTAGAAGGCTATATCGCTAGACAAAAAGGTGCTAGGACATTTCTATGCAATGCTGATAACGTTTCGCCTCCAGCAGCTAATGTAAGATGCAAACTAGTACAGGGCACTAATAGTGATCCAGTAAATAACGGCGAAGCAACTTTAGTAGGAATACTAAATGGATCTCCGATTACTCTTCGAAAGTTAACAAACAAAATTGCTACAGACTTTAATGGTGTTCGATATAAGTGGACATTAACAGACGATTCATCGCAAACATTATTAATTTTAACAGCAATCTAATTTAAGGGTTGGTATGGGACAATATCTACAGGTCAACGGCGACTATAACATCAAAACCGGTGAAGGTAAAACAATTACCTTAGATACCGGGCCCGGTGTTGGGGAAGTAAGAGTAACTGGTAATTTGCTTGTTGACGGTGATACATTAACCGTTTCTGCCGAAAACTTAAACGTTCAAGATAATATAATCACTTTAAACTATGGTGAAACTGGTGCCGGTGTTACTTTAGGTACTGCCGGCATTCAAATTGATAGAGGAACTTTAGATCCTACGTTCTTTGTCTATAACGAAAGTGATGATAGCTGGAACATAAAAACAGGCACAGGATTTTTGCCTAGTAAGTTACGATTAACAGAGCTGTTAACTGACAGCGATACTTTAAATCCTAATACAAATAGAACTGGGGATTTAACCTTAATCGGAACAGGAACTGGGGTATTATCAGTAAAGGGAACTACGGCCTACGAACTACAAGTTACAGACGACGATGACGTTCCTAATAAAGCATATGTTGATAATGCTATTCAAACTAACCCAACCTTTCAAATTTTAAGAGGTGATACTAGGACCGTAGCGTTTGACATAGGTAGCCCAGTTGATCCGTTGTTGTTTCCGATAGGTCCTTATTTTGTTCAACCTAGCGAAAGTTTAATTTCTGTAGTTGTAGATGATAATATTGTAGGTCAATTCTTTTCTAATAGAGTACAGCTAGCAGGAGTTACATTTTTTACAGAAGATCCAACACCTGCTAATCCGTTGATTCCCGATGCGGCTGTTATTCAAACAATTAACACTAACGCAAATATTAAACTTGAAACAAACGGCACAGGAAAAGTTGAAATTACTTATGCTATGCAATTTAACAATCACGGAGCAACACCTGCTTCTGTAGCTAATAGTAGTTTAATTTATGGAGGATCTGTTGGAGTTGGCACAACTGGTTTGTATTTTACAAACACTATAAAGAATGACGAGCTAATTAGCAAAAACAAAGCATTAGTTTTTAGCATGATATTTTAAGAGATAACAAATGATATACAGCACACAATTAACTACCACTGGCGACACATTAGTTTATACTAGCAGCACAACAGGAGCTCCTATTGGCCCGGGTGTTAGTGGACAAACAAATGCTGTGACTTGTATTATAGTTTGTAATACAGGAACGCCAAACTTAACAGACGAAACGATTAATAGTTCGACATTAACTTTAAATTTAGTTATCAGTGGAGGTGTTAGCAGCAATACCAATACTATTGTAAAAAATTTAATTGTTCCTGCAGGAGAAACGGTATTTTTCAGTGATGAAAGAATAGTTTTAAATTCTGGAGATCAAATTAGAGCAACTGCTAGTGCCGCTAACTTATTAAGTATAACCGTGAGTTCGTTACCAGTATGAAATTCTTAAAACAGAAAACACTTAGCAAATTTAGTCCCAGCGACAATACGTTGTTTACTAATCATTACGGAAGAGCCGTTATGGATCTTACCGGAGCATTGCGACTACCAAAAGGTACTACAATACAACGTCCACAATTAAGCGGAGTGCGCACCCCTAACGGCGGAAATGGATTCATAAGATATAATACCAGTCTAGGACCAGACGGTATTAATGAAATTGGATTAGAAGCATATATTGGTGGAGTATGGGAAGTCGTTAAAGCCCCAGGGTCTGCAGCAATACAAAAACAAACGTTAGGACCTGGCGACGATGTCGAAACAACATTTGGACCACTAGATCAAATTCCTAGTTCTGAAAATAATATCATAGTGTTAGTTGAAAACGTTATGCAAATTTCAGATACTAACTTTAATCTAACATATGATTACGGTGGAACTATAGGAGATACTAGAATTGTGTTTACTAGTCCGGTTCCTACAGACAAGTATGTTACAATATTCTTTGGATACGCAAACTAATTATGTCACAACTAGGCCGCATTTCTGGACCATTACTATTAAACAATCTAGTTAGGGACGGAGTTAATCTTACATTCAGAAATGCTGCCGTAGATCCTGACTTACTGGTTTTAGAAGTTAATGAAAGAAAATTAGGAATTAATGTTAGCGTTCCTGATGTGGATTTAGATATTAACTCTACGGCAAAATTTACCAACGGTATAGTTAACGGAACACGAGCAGAAATTGATAATATAATTTTTAACACCAACGGCACAATCACTACCACCGTTGGTCCTATTATCATCGCACCAACAGGCGTTGATGCATATGTAGAATATGGAAAAGTTTTAAACACTGATCTAGAACTTAAAGACAATTATATTCAAACTCTTAACTCAAATCAAAATTTAGAAATAGATGCCAGCGGTACTGGAAAAGTTGATATATTAGCTTCTACGGCAATTACTGGAAATTTAGGAGTAACAGGAAATATTAACTCTGCTGGCACCGTTCAATTAAACGGACAATTTATAATAGGCGATAGTCCTATCGATACCGTAACTATTACTCCTGATTTTTCTCAAAATATCACACCGGGAACTACACTAGCATACGATCTTGGTAAATCAGATAAGCGATGGGCAGAAATGGGAGTTGCAGATTTATCAGCGGTAGACAATATTCAAACTAATTCTGTTATCATTAGCTCTCAAATGCAGATTTCTGGTAATACAATTACTTCTATACAGAGCAACGATGACCTTGTATTAAATTCTAGTACAGGTAATATCACCATTGAAAGTTTAACATTCAATCAAGGAACTATAACTAATAATACTGCTTCACAAAATTTAGTCTTGGTTCACACAGGTACTGGTTATCTAACAATTACAGATACTAATGCTATAAGAATTCCAGCCGGAACAGCAGCTGAAAGACCGGGAATAGAAATTGGTGAAACTCGTTGGAATACAGACCTTGACTATCTTGAATGTTTTGACGGCACAACATGGCAAGTAGCCACCGGCGGCGGCGTTGTTGTAACCCCGGCCGTCATGGAAGAATTGGGTCACATTTACACCCTAGTCTTCGGCTAAATCCTTAATCTGACTAAATACTAGTGATTAGGAAGGATGACCAATCCTTCCTATGGTCAACCTGTGGTAAACCAGCATAGAGCGAAAGCTGAGAATTCGGTTAACCGTGAAACACGGGGTATTTAGGAGAGCAGATGGCGATTGGTCGTATTTCCGGTCCGCTCTTAAAGGCTAATCTCGTACGAGACGGAATTGATTTAGCTTTTGAGACGAACCTACTCTATCTTGATGTTGATCCAGGGCGCATCGGTATAAACACGGCTACTCCTCAATACGACCTAGACGTAGTAGGTACAACAAGAACAACAGATTTAGAGATTACCAACCAATTAAACATTGGTAACTTTAACATCACTGGTAACACCATTAGCAGCAATCTTCAAACAATCAGCTTTGTTGCAGCAGCCGGTGAAGCCACAGCATACCATTCCAGATTAATTGTTAATGATTTAGAATTAGACGGAAACTCTATTTCTACTATTAGTTCTAATGCAAACTTAGAATTGAGAACCAACGGCACCGGCATAGTTGATATTTTGTCTTCTACTGATATTACAGGAAATTTATCAGTAAGCGGAAATATTACAGCGCAAGGCAATATTACAATTGGCGGGAATTTAATCATTGGTGACAGCATAACAGACAGCATTACGATTAATGCTAGTATTCAGAGCGATTTAATACCAGAAAGTGATATAACATATGATCTAGGTTCTTCTTCTTACAAATGGAGAAATATCTATGCTCAGGGAATTTTTGCTACTAATTTAAATTTAAGTAGTTTTAATGTTGGGAATATTCAATTATTTGATAATGCTATTTCTACTACAACCGGACAAGATTTAATCATTGATGCCAACGGCACTGGTTCAGTTAGGATTGGCGATTTTTCAATTAGTGGTAGCACTATAACAAATACAGCAACTAATGGTATAACAGAAATAAATCATACTGGTACTGGCTATTTTAAAATTAATGGTACTAATGCATTTATACCACCAGTTGGAACAACTGGAGAACGTCCTACTGCCTATGCTGTAGAAGGTATGACACGTTATAATACAGATTCAAAGGCTTTAGAAATTTGGGACGGTAGCGGCTGGGTCAGCCCTGCAGGTACAATTGGTGCAGTCTCTGAATCAACAGCGAACGACATTGCGATTAGATTCGCTTTGATATTAGGATAAAAGAAATATGCCAACAACATTTAAACATGCTGTTAACAAAAATATAGGAACAACTCCAGTTGATGTTGTTCAGGTCCCAGTGGGGTTTAGAGCTACGGTTATTGGTTGCAACATAGCCAATGTAACAGAGTACGACACCGTGAGTGTTGATGTTTTTGTAGTCAGTGAAGATAGCGAACAAGCAACATATGTAAAAGGACTAACCATAAGTCCAAATTCTGCGGTAAAAATTATTACCAACGGTGAGAAATTAATTCTTCCTGAAACCGCAGGATTAAGAATTAAAAGTGACACTGCTGATAGTGTTGATGTAGTGGTTAGTTATGTAGAAATATCATAAGGATAAAATATGAATAATAATTATTATTTAGGAAACGACCCGTATACAAGGTTAGGCGATACTCCTAGATTTTTCTACGGCCTAAGAAAAAATGAAAACGGTAGTTTGTTTTTACAAAGAAGCGATCAGTTAAAAAGTAACGAAACGATCGAATTGAATAATATTGGTGAACCGTCGGGAAATTATACGGACTTTGAAGTTGGTGTTGATTTTTTTGAAGGGATAGATGTAAATCACAATCCTGCTTTTGAAAATTTAAGATATCAACAATATCGTTGGGACGATCGAGCTATATTTTATTATATAGACAATGACGGCCAGCTTGTTGCAAAAATCAATAACGGACATGAATATGACTCCGGCGCATCAGAGGATTAATTTAAATGGCAGAATTTAAACTTAGTAGATTCAAATACACATGGCAAGGAGAATGGTCTCCTTTTAGCAGATACAATCCCGACGACGTAGTCAGTTACGGCGGGAAAGTATATGCTAGTGTTGAATCTCATATTGCAAATCAAAATTTTTATGCTGACTTAGAGTATTTTAATAACGATACTCCACCGTTGCTAGTTCCTAAATGGGAATTGGTAGCAGACGGTGTTAGTTGGTTAGGCGCCTGGACTCCAGATACGTATTACAAAGTTGGGGATATTATTAAATTAGGAGGCACAACCTACCTATGCGTTACTGCACACGTTGCTGCTTCTCATGAAGTAGATTTTCCAACTCAAATAGCTAATTGGACCGTACAATTAAATTCACAAGACTGGAAAATTAACTGGACACCTAATACCTATTATAAAGTTAATGATTTAGTTAGATACGGCGGAAAAGTTTACAGATGCAATACATCTCATCAATCAGCAGGCGGTGAGGAAGAGGGTTTAGAAGCAGCTAGTGCATTTTGGAATGTTGTCAGTATTTCCGATGATTGGAAAGGTGATTGGCAAGTAAGTCATAGATACAAATCCAACGATCTAGTAAAATTTGGTGGTAACATTTATAAATGTGAAATTCCTCACGTATCATCAAATAGTGACAACAGCGGATTGCCGGCTGATCAAGCAAAATGGTCTACGGTCTTTGAAGGAATCGAGAATAAAGGTACGTGGACACCAACTACAACGTATAAGATTGGCGATGTTGTAAAATATGGATCATATCTATATAAGGCTAATACTTTCCACTTATCTGGTTCCACACTAGACATAAGCTATTTTGATGTCTTTTGCCCAGGACAAGAATTTGATGTCGAATGGTCAACTACAACATTATATCAATCTGGAGATATTGTACGCTTTGGTGGAAACATTTATTATAGTCTTACTCAACACCAAGGTGCAATCCCAAGTGACCCTAATTCATTAACTTGGGAATTATTATTCCAAGGTTCAAAAATTAGAGGTGCATGGAATTCTTTGACATCATATCGATTAGGTGATGTTGTACGTCGCGGAGGAAATCTATATTCTGCATTACAAGATAGTACTAATCAAGATCCTGATTTCTTAAATGATGGAAGCACTACTAATTCAGAATATTGGGATTTATTAATTGATGGTATAAGATGGAGAGGTGTTTGGGATCAAGGAGAAACATATTGGGCTGGAGATACCGTAGTATGGGTCTCTAGTTCTTACAGATGTTTAGACAAACACGTTAGCGACCAACAAAATCGACCAGACGATGACGGTGAAGTAGGTAGTACACTAGAAGGAAGATATTGGGCAAAAATTACTGACGGTAATAGGATTAATAGATTAAAATTAGTTGGCGACATTAGAACATTTGGCCCTACAGAAGATGGCAGCACAATTGGATACAAGGCACTAGCCGTTGGAGAGCAAGGCCGTACCTTAACAACAAAAGACGGCGAGATATCTTGGGAATACACTAGGGATTCAAACAAAGCATACTTTGTTGCAGAATTTGGCGAAGATGTGCCTACAGCTGGTACTAGCCCTCAGAGTCCGTGGAGAACAATTAGATACGCAACCGAAAACGTAACAGGATATGCTAGTATTTTTGTTAAGACCGGCGACTATGATGAAATATTGCCAATACGTGTACCAGCATTTGTGGCTATTATAGGCGATGAAGTTAGAAGCGTAACCGTTAGACCTGCAAACAATCTTTTAGAGCAGTCTTATATTGAAAAGATTTCAGCAGCAGCTACTTATCTAGAATTTATTGTTAAATTTGTAATACAAGAACTTCCGGTAGGAGATGAAACTCTAGCACCTGACTCGGTCCTTTACGGCGATGTGCCTCAAAATTTCTCAGGAACAGCAGCTACCGTATCCGAAACGTTGATTACAAATAGTTTACTTTCACAATTTGTTGAAAGATTAGAAAATCAAAATCCTGTTTCAGTAACAGGTTCAAACACGTTAACATCTAACGCTAACATATTAAATGCTAGATTACAAATAGTAAACAATTTAGCATTTTTAAAGAATGAAATAGCGTTATACATACAAGACGAATATCCTTCATATCAGCTTCCCACACGATGGGACTATGATATTTCTAAAATAATCACTGGATTATTATATGACATGGGATATACCGGAAATTATCAAATTATTGAAGCTGCTAATTATTTTATTAATGCTAGCAACTACGATCAAAATAAAATTCAAAATATGTTTTTGTTAAGGGACGGAACTGGTCTACGAAACATGACATTGTCTGGATTAGAAGGAACATTAAGTTCTCCAAATATCTACACAACTCGTAGACCTACAGCCGGTGCTTATGCTAGTTTAGATCCAGGTTGGGGTGTAGGAGATACCGCAGCTTGGGTTGGTAGTAAATCACCGTATGTTCAAAACGTTACAACCTTTGGTACAGGATGTGTGGGTTTGAAGATTGACGGAAACTTACATGCAGGCGGTAATCAAACCATTGTTGCCAACGATTTCACACAAATTTTATCAGACGGTATTGGGGTATGGGCGAACGGAACAGGAAGATCGGAAGTTGTTTCGGTGTTTACCTACTATAACCATATTGGTTATCTAAGCACCAATGGCGGCAAGATACGAGGAACAAACGGTAACTGCTCTTACGGAACGTTTGGCGCAGTATCCGAAGGCTTTAATATTGCTGAAGATCCAATCACAGCAAGAGTTAATAACAGATATTATGATGCAGATGTATATCAAACATTGGCAGGACCCCAAGGAAATCTTCTAAAGGTATTTTTCTCTAATGCAGGTGTTGAGTATTCCTCAGGCAATTTTGCAATAACTGGCTCGGGTCAAAATGCATCCTTTACCATGAACGAATTTAGAGATGGTGGGGTTTATGAAGTAAGAATCGCAGATCCGGGTGATAGCTCAGCAGCAGGCGGTAGCGGGTATGCATTTGCTACAAACGCATCCCAAGGCGGCAATAATCTTAGAATACAACTAGCAGGTTCGGATGAAAATTTAGCATCTAATTATCGTGGAATGAGATTAGTAATTGGTCGAGGTACAGGCACAGGTCAATACGGATACATTGCAGAATATGATTCCACAGGAAAGTACGCCTATATTGGATTAGAATACCAAGCTGTAGTAACAGCAACAGCCACAAGTTCAAGCGGAAATGAAATAACAATTAGTTCAGCAGCTCATTTATCAGTTGATGATCCTATAATTTTTGTTGGAACTAAGTTTGGAAATATTCAGGATAACTCTGTTTACTATGTAAAAACTATTGAAGACAATACAACTATTACAATTAGTGACACGTTGGGCGGTGCAGCATTTAATTTAATTAATGGAAGTGGAACAATGTCATTACATTGTTTAGGATGGAGCCATTTAGTTGAAGGAACAGCCATTGAGTCTTTATTAGACAGCACCAGCAATTATTTTATTGAGCCTAGAATTACTTTTAGTACTCCTGGCTTTACGACTCAAAGCGTGACTATGCCAACATCTAGACAATGGACTAGTGTTGCTTCTAGTCCGCAAAGATATGTAGCAGTAGCGTTAGATAGCAATGTTGCAGCTTATAGTGTTGACGGATCTTCTTGGTCTAACGGAACATTGCCTAATACAGCATTGTGGACTAAAGTAAAATATGTAGGCGGTGTTTTTATGGCATTCGCTACAGGCGGTCAAGCAGCAAAATCAACAGACGGAGTAACTTGGTCTCCTATGACTATGAGCAGTACTGCTGAGTGGAGAGACGTTACTTACGGAAATAACAAGTGGGTAGCTGTAGCTGCCGGTGGAACAAAAGCTGCATATAGTGCAGACGGTTCAACATGGATTGCAGCAACTTTACCCGAGGGTGCAGACTGGAATGCTATTGAATACGGAAAAGGAAAATTTGTAACTACTGCGTTAAGCGATTCTTCAATTACTGGAGCAGCTACGGCATATAGCACAGACGGAATAACTTGGACAACAGGTACATTAACCATGGGTAGCTATTCTTTAGCCTACGGTAATAATTTGTTTGTAGCATTATCTGGAGGATATGCAGGTGCTACCGAAGTTGCCACTAGCTTTGACGGCATAACATGGACAGAAACTGCATTGGCAAGTGCTGATTGGCGAGATATCAAGTATGCTCAAGGTCTTTTCGTAGCCGTTGCTACTGGTTCAAATTTAGTTGCAACATCTGTAGATGGAAAAGTTTGGGACTACGAAGATATCGGAAGCTCAGGACCGTGGTGCTCTATAGCATTTTCAACAATTACAAAACCCGGAAAGTTTTTTGTACTTGGCGGTTTAACAACTAATAGCACATCTTCCTTAACGATAAGCACAGGAAGAAAAGCTGAGGCAAGAGCAGTAGTTGTTGCTGGAAGAATGTCGTCGATCAATATTTGGGAACCAGGCAGCGGTTATACCAGCGCACCAGTTATGACTATTACTGATCCTAACAATAGTTCCGAAGTGTTTACCATTATTAGAATTGGTAACGGTGTTATCGCTGGCCCTACTATTGAAAATGCAGGAACAAGTTACGAAACTACCAGTACAAGAATTGCAATAACAGGTAATGGTTATAAAGATCAGTATGCGTTAGGAACTGAACTCGTAGTTAGCAATATGACTAGAATTCCTGGACCTGGCGACAACGTAAACATATCCGGAATTAACGATTATACTTACAAGTTGTTAACAGCCGTAGTATTATCTGGTTCAGCACCGAATATTACAGCAAGATTGACAATCGCAAAAGATCTTGGAAGAGACGAAAGTCCTGAACACGATACCAGTGTTGAAATTCGTCAATTGTATAGTCAAGTTCGTTTAACAGGACACGATTTCTTAGATATAGGACTTGGAAATTTTGAACAAACTAATTATCCCGATACTCTAAATCCTGAAGGCACGGTACTAGCACCTGAAGATGAAGTTAAGGAAAATGGCGGTGGTCGAGTGTTCTATACATCAACTGACCAAGATGGTAACTTTAGAGTTGGAGAATTATTTGCGGTTGAACAGGCAACTGGTACGGTTACATTAAATGCTCAATTTTTTGAACTTACTGGACTAGAAGAGTTGGTACTGGGCGGAGTTACCGTTGGCGGCTCGGGAGTTGTTATTAGAGAGTTCTCTACAGATTCAACGTTCACTGCTGATTCTAATAATGTTATTCCAACACAGCGAGCAATTAAAGCATATCTTAATTCTAGGGTATCGGGTGGCGGCGCAGATGCTATCACCGGACAAATTACTGCTGGTATTGTTAGAGTAGGGCCTGATACGATAACCACTGCAACAGGGGATGAATTAATTTTTGATGCAAAAGTTAATTTTAAAGGTGGAATAGACGGATCGTGGTTGGCATTAAGTTATTTTACTTCCGCCGGGAGCTTTTAATGCTAACTAAGATTTGGAATAAATATGATTTAATGCAAGAATATGGAGCTATAAATGGCTGAATTTAAACTAGGTAGAATTAAATTTGTATGGAAAAACGACTGGACAACCGGTACAACATACTACAAAGACGATATCGTCGCATACGGGGGTAGAACATATCTTTGCGTAGCTGGTCACACAGCCGCAGCAGATTTTTATACCGACTTAGGTAACGTTCCAACCAAATGGAATCAGTTTAGTGACGGCCAAGACTGGAAAGGTGAATGGTCTCAAACTACTCTATATAAAGAAAACGATATTGTAAAATATGGCGGATATGTTTACATATGTAACGATGGCCACACTAGCTCTACAACATTAGAAGCAAATCAATCTGATTGGGACCTATTTGCCGAATCGTTTGATTGGAAAGGCGCTTGGGTAGCAGCTACTACATACAAAGTTAACGACTTGGTAAAGTATGGTGGCATAACATATCTATGTAATACTGCTCACACAGCAGCAGCAACAAATGCTTTGGGACTAGAACAAGATCAAGGCAAATGGGATATATTTTCTAAAGGTGTTGACTGGAAAGGTGCTTGGAGCACTACCACAAGATATAAAATTGGTGATTTGGTAAAATACGGCGGAACTACCTATGTGTGTAATACCGGCCACACTTCTGCTGCTACTGCATCATCTGGACTTGAACTTGATCAAAGCAAATGGGATTACTTTAATCAAGGAATTGAATACACAGGAACCTGGGTCACCGCAACTCGATACAAGGTAAATGACGTTGTTAAGTATGGTGGGGGAACATTTATCTGTATTACTAATCATACTGCTTCTGGCAGCTTCGTTAGTGATGTTGCAAACTGGAATCAGTTTGTAGAGGGTATTGAATTCGAAGGCGACTGGACATCAGGAACTACTTACCAACCAGGCGATATAGTACGTTATGGTGGAAATAGTTACATAGCAAAAACATCTCACATTTCAGCTGGTAGTTTTGAACCATCAACTAACACCACAGATTGGGATTTGTTCTCTAATGGTTTTAGACTACAGGGCGATTGGAGCGGTGCAACAGCATATAAAGTTGGCGAAATTGTAAGACTACGTGGATTTACCTATGTTGCAATTGCAGACAATACAAATCAAACTCCTCCTAATGTAACATATTGGAGTAAGTTAAACGAAGGTATCGACTGGCAAGGCGATTGGACCAGTGCAACGTCATATGTGTTAGGCGACGCAGTTAAATATGGCCCAAATAGTTATATTTGTGTATTAGCACACACTTCAACTACAGGAGCGGACCGCCCGGACAACGACAATACTGGTGTATATTGGAATTTGTTAACAGCCGGTAATGAAGAGTCAGTATTAACTACAACTGGAGATTTAGTTTATTATTCGGGAGGCGGCCCAACAAGACTGCCTATTGGTGACGAAGGTCAAGTATTAACCGTTGACACTGGCTTACCAACATGGAAATATTTTGGTAAGGTAGAAAATGTATGGTATGTTGCACCTCACGGTGTAAACTCTCCAGCACCAACTTACGGCTCAACTATTGATAAACCTTGGGCAAGCATAAGATATGCTGCTGAACAAATCGAAAAAGGTACAGAAAATCCTAATGCTGCATATTTGTTAAAAATGAATAGAGCATTTATTCAAAGAGAAGTTACCGAATGGGTCATCGCGCAAATTACAGCAGGCACAGGAATTTGGGCAGGATTTGTCAACGATAGTCAAGCATTGTGTGAAAGGGATACTGGATTAATTGTAGATGCAATTGTTTATGATTTAACCCATACAGGAAATGTAAAAACTATTGAAGCTGTAGAATCGTATTTTACAGATTTAGGTGTGTTAGAAACATTTATCAGCGACGAAGAAGAACAATTAGTTGCTGCTATTAATTATTCCCTAACACTAATGGGGAATGTACTTAGTAACACAGCACCTGCACAAAATTACCAAGCACTAAATGGCATTTCTGCAGGAGATAGAACATTACAAATAATTGATGCAACTTATACAGCAGAAGTTGGTGCATTGGCTATTTGTCAATCATTGGCGGGTATCATAACAGATGCATTAACAGCAGGCGATCTTGACGATTTACCAGCTGTAGATGTTCCTAACTTTACTATACAAGTAAAAACAGGTCAATACTATGAAGTTCTTCCTATTATAGTACCAGCTAATACAGCAATAGTAGGCGATGAATTGCGCTCATCGAGAGTCAGCCCAGCTGGAAAATTAGTTCCAACCAACGATAAAGCAAAATCTATCGCTACGTTAACTCATTTAAGATCTATCACAGATGAAATTGTTACAAACACAGCAGTAACTCCAACCTCAGGTAACACTGAAACACAAGATACCACAAGTCAGAATGAAGGTAATGTAGGAAGTTCTGCAGCCGTAACCAGTGTGGTAAACAATGTTACAGAAATCAAAGACATCTTAACTAACGGTCTTGGAGCAGTTGATGCATTCGTTATTCCAAGTCCAACAAACTGGGGTTCAACATTAACTCAAGTTGAGTATGCATCTAGTGGAAATCCTACCGGAGCAACTTCAACATATGATAATGCTAGAGCACAAATTTTAGCAAACACAAACTTTATCAAAGCAGAAATTACTGCGTGGATAGCAGTACAGGTTGCAGGATCTATTGCTCCGTTCTCGGGGTCATTTACATATGATGCGGCTGCTTGTGCTAGAGACGTTGGTTATATCCTTGATGCAATGCGTTATGATTTAACCTATGGTGGAAATTATCAAACAATGATTGCTGCTAAAGCATATTACAGCTTTGGTGCAGCAACATTTGGCGATGGCGAAAAAGAAGAAACATTGGCAGCATACGCTCACCTTAAGAGTATTGTTGGCGATGTTATTACAGAAACATCAATCACTCCAAGTTCAGGAAATGCTGAAACTCAAGATGTAAGCGGCACAGCCGGTAACGCATTTGCAGCAGCATTCGGTGAAGAAAGAATTCAAAATATCATTGATGTTATTACCGTAGACGGCGACACTACAGATGTTGGCTATCCGGTAACTATAAATCCAGACGAGTCTTGGGTATCAGCAAGTTTATTAAAAGCCAAAACAGCATTAGTTACATTTAGAACAACTATTCAGAGTGATTCTTTGGCCTTTATTAAACGAGAATATCCAACCTTAGAATTTAACGAATCTACTTGTTCAAGAGACGTTGGATTGATTGTTGATGCACTTGGTTTTGATTTAATGTTTGGTTCTAATTTTAATTCTATCAAAGCCGGTATGTCATATCGTAGAGGCATTACGTCTACCGGAGTTGTTATAGCAAATCAATTAGCCGCAACTCAAGATATTTTAGATTTTATATCTGCTAAGTGTAGCAAGGTTGTTGCTACGGGTGCTTCTGTATTAGCTCAACAAATTTGGGATAATATTATTTCTTATGCGAATACAGGAACAGAACCGATTATTGTTGGAACAAATAGTCCAACTACCGATATTGATGTAATTAATGGTGCAAGTATTTTGCTATTGAACAAAGAATTTTTAGTAGCTGAATCTAATGCTTATATTGATACAACATTTATAACAACAGCTACAGCTACAACAGGTGCCGGTACCGATACTATCACCGTTGGAGACACCAGCTGGATGGTAGCAGGAGACACTATTAGATTTACAGGTACCGTATTTGGTGGCGTTGTATTAGCAACGACATATTACGTTCATACCGTAGTTAATCCAACTACTTTAAAAATATCTGATACATTAGGCGGTGCAGTAAAAACATTAACTACAGCTTCAGGAACAATGACCCTCAAATGGGAATACAATTCTGATAGCTGTGAGAACGACGTTAGAAACTATATTGAAGCAATCGCATATGACATGGTCTACACAGGAAACTATAAATCTGTGTATGCGGCAAAATATTATAGAAATGCATTTACTGGTTCTAAATTAGAAAATATGTATTTGGTACGAAATGGTTGCGGAGTAAGAAATCAAACCGTAACAGGACTAGATGGTAGCTCAGACGGAGACCAAACTGGAGTACAAAGTGCATTGTTACCGGCAAATGAATACGGAACACAAAGACCTCGTGCAGGCGCTTATGTTTCTCTAGATCCAGGTTGGGGTCCAAACGACAATAGAACTTGGGTAACTTCAAGATCTACTTATGTACAAAACGTTACAACATTTGGTACGGGCGCAACTGGTCAAAAGATCGACGGATCATTACATGCTGGCGGTAACGATTCTATCGTTTCCAACGACTTTACACAAGTTATTAGCGATGGTATTGGTGCATGGATTACTAACTTAGGACGAGCAGAACTTGTTTCTGTGTTCTCATACTATGCACACATTGGATATCTAGCAGAAAATGGCGGTAAGATCCGTGCTACTAATGGTAACACCTCATACGGTACCTTTGGCTGTGTTGCTGAAGGTGTCGATATTACAGAAGTTCCAATCGAAGGTGAAATTAATAATCGAGGGGAAGAAGCCGATGTTAGAAGTGTGATAACAGACGGGGACGATGTTTTAATTTATGAATTTGGTAATGCCGGTTCTGAATATAGTCAGGCAACAATCACAACTTCCGGATCGGGATCAGGTTTGTCAACGCTGGCGAATGAATTTAGAGATGGGGCTGTGTTCAATATAAGGTTAACAGACCCAGGTGATAGTTCTGGCACAGGTGGCGAAGGTTATCTTACTGCTGCTAACTTAGCACAAGCTGGTAATACAACACAAATTACATTAGCTGCGGCAGATATTGCCGGAAGCGGTGCATATGCCGGAATGAGCATTTATATTATATCGGGAACAGGTGCAGGTCAATACGGTTATATTAATACATATAATGCAGGATCTAAAATTGCAACCGTTTATAAAGAATCAACAGGAACTGCCGGTTGGGATCATGTGGTTCCTGGAACTCCAATTGAAGCAGCATTAGATGTAACAACAAGCTACGAAATCACTCCGAGAATCGTTCTTACAGCACCTCCATTTACTAAAACCTTAGCATCTATGCCAAGTTCGGCAAATTGGTCTGATGTAGTATTTGGTGATGGTTATGCTGCTTATACAGCATTAAGTGCAAGTGGTGGATCGGGCTCTCTAGCAACATTTAATGTTACAAGACGTCAGGGAGTATATTCAGTTGAAGTACTAGCTGGTGGTGCATTATATGCTGTAGGTAACACACTAACTATTGCAGGCACCTCTCTAGGTGGAACTTCTCCAGCTAATGATTTAACTATTACCGTTGATACTGCAACAAATCCAAGCGGTGCTATTACATCTGTAACAGCTAGCGGAACAGCAGTGACAGCAAAATATGTAGCTTTAGTTAACGGTTCTGCAACCGGTGCGTACAGCTTAGACGGAGTAACTTGGTCAGCAACAACTTTACCAACAGCAACAGGACCTGGTGCAAGTAATCAGTGGACTGCGATAGCATACGGAGTGGTAAGCAATGTTAGTTATTATGTTGCAATTGCTAGAGAAAGCTCAGTTTCAGCCTATAGCTTAGACGGTATTAACTGGACTATTGCATCATTAAATGAAGTAGCTGACTGGTGTGATGTTGCCTACGGTAACGGGTCGTTTGTTGCAATTGCAGAAAGCGATTCAAGTTTAGCATTTAGATCGGTATCTACCAACGGTGGAGCAACATGGTCTACTAACAGCGTAGCATCTGGCGCTAAAGCAATCACATATGGATTTAGTAGATTTGTACTAGTTGAAGGTAACTTCTCCAACAGCGTTGCTTATTCTACTTCGGGAGCAACATGGACCGTAACAACTCTACCAAGCAATGATGATTCAACAGAATCTAATTGGGTAGACATTGCCTACGGTAACGGACGTTATGTTGCAATTTCTGATAGCTCTGCAATGGCAGCATATAGTTTTGATGGCGCAACTTGGTACAAGAGCAACTTGCCAGGATTGTATGAGTGGACTAGTATTGGTTACGGCCAAGGTGTATTCTACGTAACCAGCAACGGAGATTATGCTGCAAGTTCACCAGACGGTGTAACATGGACACTAAGAGACGGTTCTCATGTATCATTTAATGTTACATCAACTGCTCAAAATACAAATCCAGCAAATTACACAGCTAGAACACTTCCTGCATCCGGTTATTGGACTGATGTTACATGGTCTGGAACAAGATTTGTTGCGGTTGGTTATGATAGTGTGGGATCTACAGCATTAACAGCATACAGCACCAATGGAGAAACATGGGTTGCTGGAACATTACCTCTTTCTGGAACAAACTGGGAATACACTACCATAGCATATAACGGAACTAACCAGTATGTGGCGTTAATTGGTGGCAACGGCGGAACAAACGATACTGCTACATCAGCAGACGGAATTACTTGGTCTAGTGTTGCAAACGCTATGACAACTAATAGTTTCTGGAAAGATATGACATATGGTGCTGGACGATATGTTGCTATTAAAGGTGATTCGGCAGCAATCAATTATTCTACTAACGGCACAACATGGACCAACGCTGCAATTTCCGGCGGTTCGTCAGAAAACAGCGCAATTGCATACGGTAACATAGGTGGAACTGATTATTTTGTAATTGTTTCTGGGTACGCAACCGGTAGCCAAACCGCTTCATATTCAACAAATGCTGGATCAACATGGACTTCGGGTACAACATTACCAAGTTCGGATTTATGGTCTGATGTTGCATTTGGCAACGGAAGATTTGTTGCGATTGCCGGCGGCACAGCTGGTACTTCAACAGCAGCAGCGTATTCTACTAACGGAACAACCTGGACAGCAGCAACTCTACCAGGTGCAGCGGCAAACTGGAATAAAGTTGTCTATGGAGGAGGTGCATTTACAGCATTTGCATACAACTCAAATAGAACAGCATATTCTACAGATGGAACTACATGGGTCGAAGGATCTACATTGTCCTCAACAGCAAACTGGGCAGCAGCAGCCTATGGAAACGATAGAAATGCAGTATTAGCCACAGGCGGTACAACCAGCGCAGCAAGTTTGAATTTTGTGTTGAATTCTAATTTATTAACTTGTGCAAGCACAGCTGGATTGAATGTAAATGATAGAATTAGATTTAGTGGTACACGATTTGGTGGGCTTCTTGACAATGCATACTATTATGTAACTAGTGTACCAAACTCTACACAATTTACCGTGTCGTCAACTAAAGGTGGTTCTAATTTTGTGTTAAGTTCGGGTAGTGGGTCAATGACTTCATTAGCCAGCAAGTCGTATGTGGCTAGTGCATTAGGAAATTATCAAGGTAATCCAAGATGGGTAGTTTTAGGTGCAGACTCTCTGGGAGTGCTCAATATTCGTCAAGGTGCCACTGCAAGAGCAAGAGCTTATGTATTAGATGAAAGGTTATATGAAATTTGGATACACGAACCAGGTTCTGGATACGTAACTGCTCCGTCAGCTACTATAACCGATCCAAACAATATTGGTTCTGATGCAACATTGCAAATTAGAATTGGAACCGGTGCAATAGCTCAACCAACGTTTATCAATAGAGGAACTGGATTCTCAGCAGCGTCAGCTGAAGTTTCTGGAAACGGATATGCTGACAATTATCAAGTTAGTTCTTTTGTTGGATTTAAGAATTTAACTGATGTTCCTAAGGCAGGTTCTAACGTACAAATTGCAGGTATTGACGATGTATGGTATAGATTAGTTAATGTAACTTCATTGGTTACAAATCCAGATGGCACATATAATGCTACATTGCAGTTAAGTCCAGCAATTGGTGCAGCAGAAGCACCAGAACATGAAACAGCTACCGTAATTAGACGTAGATATTCACAGGTACGTTTAACTGGACATGACTTGCTAGATGTTGGTACTGGAAACTTTACCAATACTAACTATCCAGGGTTGCCATTTAGTGATCCAATTCCGGCGAACGAGTATAAACAATCGTTAGGTGGTCGTGTATTCTATACATCAACTGACCAAGACGGTAACTTTAGAGTTGGCGGATTGTTTAACGTTGAGCAATCAACTGGTGTTGCAACATTAAATGCTGATGCGTTTAATATTGCTGGATTGAATGAGTTAAGTTTGGGTTCTGTAGCACTCGGAGGTTCGGGTGCAACAATTACAGAATTCTCAACAGATCCATTCTTTACACAGGATTCAGATAGCATTATTCCAACACAAAGAGCTATCAGAGCGTACATTACTAGCCAAATTGGTGGCGGTGGTTCTAGTTTGAACGTAAATACCCTCACAGCAGGTGTTATTTACATAGCTGGGCAAACTATTGCTACAACAACAAATGTACAGATTAACATAAATACAAAGGTAAACTTCAAAGGCGGTATAGGCGGTGATGCCCTTGTGTTAAATTACTTTTTATTGAACAATTGATGGAGATTCGATAATGGCAACAGGATTATTAGGACAAGCGGCACCATCCGCAGCTACATATACAACGGTATATACGGTACCTGCTACAACCTTCACGGTTTTAGCATTAAGTATCTGCAATAGATCGTCTAGCACGGTAGCACTGAGGGTCGCTTTAGCAGCATCAACTACACCAACAGCAGCTGAATTTATTGAGTATGATGCAGTAGTTGGTGCAAACGGTGTATTAGAAAGAACTGGTATTATGATGGATGCAGGAAAACGTCTTGTTGTATACGCCAGCAATGCAAATACCTCAGTGAGTGTATTTGGTATTGAGACCTCAACGGTATAATTTAGGAGATAACATAAAATGGGCAGACAAGTATCATCCTTTGGCGCAGAAGGCGTAACTAACAGAACTTTAACTGGTTCTGCAACCCTTACTGCCGGTGAAAGGATTTTTGCAAACTCCACAAGCAGCGCATTTACATTAACACTACCAAGTTCTCCAGCAGACGGTGACACAATTCAAGTCATCGATGTTGCTGGTACATTTAGTATTAACAATGTAACTCTTGCTCGCAATGGACAAAAGATTCAAAACCTTACAGAAGATTTAGTATTGAACTTAAACAATGCAGCAGTAACTTTGATTTATTCCGGCGCAACATTTGGCTGGGTGTTTATCGGACCATAATTAGGAATTAAAAATGGCAAAATTATCAGACCTATTATCTACTAGAGAGATTGCTGGCAACCAAGAAAACTTGGAAAAGGGCAAGGTCTGGGTAGTCACCGTACCAAGTATGTTTGCATGTGTGAGATCAGACTTTATGTATTGTTGGAGATCACCAGGTTGCGGAACACTAACAATGGAAGTATGGGGAGCAGCAGGTAGTGGTTCCCGTATGTGTTGTTGTGGATTTGGACTACCTGGAAACGCTCCTGGATACTCTAAAAAAACTATTGCAGTTTGGCCAGATACATACATTTGCGGTTGCCCAGGTCAGGCATGTAATGCTCACGATCTATGTAATTCGGGATGTAGCGTTGCTTCTTATCTAAGATGGGGCAATGCTAGAGATTTATGTGGATTCACCGGCGGATGTATGTGTGCCCAAGGCGGTCGTAGCGGCACAGCAATTTGTACCACTGGTTCTTCTGCGTACTGCTGTTATACGGCAGCAGGCTTTTGTACTACCAAATTTACAGGTGTTGACAATTGCGGTATAGTATGTAACCATTGTAGCGGTGCGTGGTTAGCCTGCGGTTATGGTGGCGACATCAACAAATGCGGATGTATTGGCTATGCACAATTTAAAGGATGCTACGCAATTTGCATCTGCTCAACAGAATCATTTATTCCTTACGCTTCCGGAATTTTCAGTCAGGACGGAGGACATTTTGGTTATACACACGATGACGATCCACAATACTCTGAATGGTCAGGTATGGGACATCATAATGCCGCATATGCACTAAATTCATTGTCAAGATCACCGAGTGGTGGTATGCCATGGAGTGTATGTTATAACGGTCAACAGGCCTGCGGATGCTATGAAACATTAGGATGCTACGTGTTTATGCCTTACGGTGTAGCTGGCGGCCCTCCATTTCCTTGTCCAGGCGTGAGAGATCACGGTAAGAGAGGCGGTATGGGAGCTATTAGATTAACCTACCGAGGATCTGGAGTAATGGAACAAAATCAAGGTAAACTCGGAGGCGCTTACTAACATGGCTTTATTATCTCAATTATTAGGTAACAGAGAATTAACCTTCGAAGATAACCTTGAAAAAGGACGTATTTGGGTTTATTCAGACGGAAACATGTATTCAGGTTTCTGTAACAACTGGTGCTGGCAAGCACCGGGATGCGGTAAAGTAATTATTGAAGCATGGGGTGCAGCTGGATCTGGAGCAGAAATGTGTTGCTGCGGAACTGGCTTACCTGGAAATGCACCAGCATATACAAAGAAATGTATTTGTGTATGTTTAGGAAATTATATTTGCGGATATATTGGACGTAGCTGTAACAATGCTGACGATCTATGTTTTAGAGGATGTTCCGAGGCAACTTGTGTTTGCTGGTTTGGATGTTCTCCTAAAGCACTTTACAATGACGGCATTGACCCTAACGATGAAACTTCATGGAAAGGAAATAATCCATGGGGTTGGGGCGACAGCTGGGGCATGCCTGGTGATTATAATACTAGGACAAGACCAGAATCGGGATTTACTAAATTTTCAAACGCAAGCGATACATGCTGCGCAGCCGGAATGAGCAGGGGTTGTTTATGTGCTCAAGGCGGACGAGGCGGACTTTCATATTGCATGGATACTAAATCTGCATATTCTTGCTTTGTAACAAACTATCATTGCGGAAACAGAGTTGGTCAAGGCCACGATATGTGTGCATTTCCTTATTCCGCCTGCGGAAGAATATGTAACTGGTGTAGTAACTGCGCTGGATTTATTGCTTGTTCATATGGTGGCGATATCAATTGCTGCGGTGGTTGGAGTTGTGTAGACTTCTTAGGATGCTTACAAACTTGCCCATGTCAGTTCTTACATCACGTTACAACAGCGGCTGGAGTGTATGCTACAGAAGGTGCTACGATTTCTTTCTACACAGATGGTGATTCTCATCAACAGAGATGGTCAGGTGGACCTCAAGGAAACCAAATCACTGCTATTGCATCATTATCAAGACAGCCATCCCATGGTTCTTACGGAGCATGTTGGGTTGGTGCTACACATTGCGGATGCTACAACATGCATGGATGTATGAACTTTATGCCCTACGGCATGCCGGGCGCTGGCCCACAACCATGCGGTGATGTTAGAGACCACGCTGCTCGAGGTGGAATGGGTATGGTAAGAATTAAATATATTCCAACAGATGGAGGCGATGGATACTAATGGCTACATTAAAAACATTAGTCGAGCGAAAATTAGATCAAATCGAACTCGACGAAACTAACCTTGAAAAAGGAAAAATTTGGGCCTTCACTGATGCTACTGAATATACGGTAGCATGTTGTGGATTTTGCTGGACAGCACCAGCTAGAGGCCAAGCAATTGTAGAAATTTGGGGCGCAGGCGGTAGTGGTGCTCGTATGTGCTGCTGCGGTCACGGTATTCCTGGAAATCCAGGAGCATATTCTAGAAAATGTGTTTGTGTAGATACAGGATGTATTGTCTGCGGTAGAACTGGTCGTAGTTGTAATAATGCAGATACATTATGTTTCAGAGGTTGTTCAGAAGCAACATGTCTGTGTTGGTTTGGTAGAAATCCTATTACAGGTTCTGCTATCGACGGATGTATGTGTGCCCAAGGTGGACGCGGTGGTACAACATTTTGTAACACTGGATCAGCTGCAATATTCTGTTGTTTCTTAAACGGTAATTTCTGCGGAACCGTTATTGGATCTGCTGGTTGCGGCATTGTTTGTAATTATGGTTCAGGAACTGGTTCATGCTGTGCGCAAGCCTATGGCGGCGACATTAACAAGAACGGTGGATTTAGTTGTGCCACATTCCACACATGCTACGGTAATTGCCCTTGCTCTACCAAATATCACGTGGCAATTCCTCCAGGACTATTTGCATGTAATGGTGGTGTTGTTACACACGGCGTTGAAGCAGATAACGGGTGGTCCAACTGGTCTGGCATGGGATATCATCAATTTATCCATACATTGAACGGCATGAGTCGTTCTCCAAACAGGGGAGTTCCTGCAACCTACTGCTGGGTTTCAACAAGAGCCTGCGGTTGCTACGATACACAGGGATGTATTCCTTACTTCCCAACAGGTACAGGCGGACTACCAGCACAACCCTGCGGCGACGTTAGAGACAACGGCTGGCGTGGCGGTCTTGGCCTAGTAAGAATTACATTTATAGAGAGGTAATAAAATAATGGAAAAAGCATTTGTAACGGTTTTACCCGACGAACCTTATAAGACAACAACCAAACTTAACAAAACCGTTAATTGTGTTTATGACGGTCCTAGATATTTGTTGTTGAAATTTAATGATAAAGACGGAACTTTATTCTGTGTTGAAAGAGCACTAGAATCATTAGAAGACCTTGAAACATTTAAATACAATGAAGAAGGGTTTTTTCAAGTGGTATTAGATGCCGATGTTAACACTTGGGAAGCAGCATATCTAACAAGAAACTATACTCATGATGAGGTTGTAGATCATGAAGAAACGTTGCCTACAGGCGAAAAGTGGATTTATCATTACGATGATTATAAAAGTGCGGTAAATCAACCGTTTTATGTAAATGATCTAAAGTATAATAACGCTACAAAAACATATATTCGTCCTAGATATCGTGTACATGCGGTAGCTACTAGTGATTTTTTAGCATCAGTAGAAGCTAACTTATCTACTTTTGAAAGGGCGTGTCTAGATAATCGCTATTCTGCAGACAAAATGGCAAAAATTGTTGCGCATAGAGATTTTCTAAAAAGCATTTCAACCCGTTACGCTGGTGTTGATCATTGGAAAATTACATTTCCTCCACAACCTTCTTTAGATTTAACATAAATTTAAAAAAACCAAGATAAGCCTTGCGCCTAGAGCAGAAATGCTATATAATAGGCACAAGGCTTATTTTTTTGGAGGTCAAATGGCAAGATCAAAAGCATTTTTTGTAAATGGCGGGGCTGGTAGAATGGTTAGTTCTATTCCGGCATTTGAAAAATATCAAGAAGAATCAGATGATAAAGACTTCATTATTGTCTGTGAAGGCGGGTCCGAAATATTTAAAGGACACCCAACATTAGAAGACAGAGTCTTTGATATATGGCATAAGAATTTATTCAAAGACAAATTAACACATCGAGATATCATTACAACCGAACCTTATAGGATTTGGGAATACTACACTCAGCAATGTTCTATTGCACAGGCATTTGATATACAAATTAATAACAAAGGCATTCGTCCAATGCCTAAGCCTACATTGAAACTAAGCAAAGAAGAACTACTTCAAGGTCGTTCTATTGTCAGTGAAGTTAAGAAAAAGTTAAAGAAAGAAAAATTAGTAGTATTTCAACCATTTGGTCGCAGTATTGAGTACATTGATGAAACTTTGGTTGATAAAACTGCACGTAGTTTCGAACTTAAAGATGTAAAAAGCATTGTGAAAAAATTACAACTCCAAGATTATGCCATAATTTTTATGAGTGAATTTAAAGTAGACCTATCAGAAGCCAAACTTAAAGACGAAGTTGCAATGCCAGAAAATGTTAATATGCGTGTATGGGCTGCAATAATTAAATATGCAGATGCATTTTTAGGTTGCGATAGTTTAGGACAACATTTAGCCTATTGTGTAGATACCCCAGCCACCGTAGTCACTGGATCGACTTTCCCAATCAACGTATCATATCCTGATGTTGAAGGAGTTGATATTCTCGACATGGGAGAACTAAACCGCGAGTATAGTCCTATTAGGATTTTACCAGATGATCGAGTTGATCGAAAAAATGAAAATATTATGACTATGAACGACGAAATAACTACCCTAGTGGTAAACCATGTATTAGGAAAAAAAGAATGACAATTACTTCAATAGCAGATAAAAAACAAAAGAAATCCGTATGGATTGCTGGAATTGCCCGAGGGCACAATGCAGGAGTGTGCCTACTAAAAGACGGTGAGGTAGTATTTTCTATAGAAGAAGAAAGATTAAGCCGTCAAAAATATGATGGCGGCCCGTTTGCCTCAATGGTTAAGATATTAGAATATACTGATAAGCTCGACTATATTGTTGTAGCACATACACAAAATCTACAAGAAACTGCTGGTAAAATTGATTATACCGGTGATGATGTTTACACCGGTCTTGCAAGAAAATTAGGATTGATAGATCGAAAAGTTCCTGACTTACACAAGCATCCACAGGTAATTGATTTAAGTTTTATGCATCATAAGTTACACGCTGCCTGTGCCTATTACCGTAGCGGTTGGACTGATGCAGTTGCGTTGATTGTTGATGGTGCAGGTACGTTCTATCCAATGAGTATGAACGGACAAAATCAACCTCCTACATGGTTGTGGGAAGTAGAGTCCATTGTTAATTGCGAATACCCTGCAAACTTCAAGACATTATACAAACATTACGGAGCAAGAGATCCTATTCCAGGAGTTTATATTCCGGAGTTTGATTCTAGCCCACTAGGCGAAGACGGTGAAACTCACGAAGCGTGGATCAGTGATCATGCAGGCATTGTAAAGTGTTATGAAGCAGTTACTGAGTACTGCGGATTTTCTGCAATCGAAGCAGGAAAAACTATGGGATTATTTCCTTATGGAAAAGAAAATCCTGCTGTGCCTGCATTTTTTGATGAGACATCTAAAATTCCGTTGACTAATCGAAATTTATTTGTTCCACGTTATCCGATGAGCAGTACCGTAAACATGAATTTGTTTGACTACATTGAACAGCAACCAGAAAACCCACACGACGATGTTACATATATGGACAATCGTCGCGATATGGCCTATGCTGTACAAACACAAACACAAGAACAAGTTCTAAGATTAATACGCAAGGCTGCTAAGATGAGCGGTAAAAAGCGTGTAGTTATTAGTGGCGGATACGGATTAAATTGTGTTGCAAACTATTGGTATCTTGAGCAGTTGAAAGACGATGGAATTGAGATATATGTAGAACCAATTAGTAACGATGCAGGAACTGCCATGGGTGCTGCTATGATGTTCTGGCACGGCATGCAAGATGATATGACGGTACGTAGTCACAATACTTTGTATCTTGGATTGCCTCATTCATATACCAATGATGAAATTTCTAGCAAAGTAAGCAGTGGAGAAACGCTTACTGATGCTACATACAAAGATGTTGTTAAGCTCTTGCGTGAAAAGAATATTGTTACAATTTTTCAAGGACGCAGTGAAAACGGACCTAGAGCATTAGGCAATCGTTCGGTATTATTTGATCCTACCTTTGAAGATGGAAAGGATTATGTAAACATGGTTAAGCGTCGTGAATATTTCCGCCCATTTGCCGGAACTATTTTACAAGACGATGTTCACGAATGGTTCGATCTCAGAGGCATGAAGGATAGTCCATTTATGATGTATGCTGTAAACTGCCAACCCGGCGTAGCAGAAAAAATTCCAAGCATTATACACGTTGATGGAACTTGTAGAATCCAAACGGTTACACAAGAACAAAATCAGCATTATTATAATTTGATCAAGGCATTTAAAGAAGAAACTGGTATTCCTATTTTGTTTAATACCAGCTTTAATTTAGGTGGAGAACCCTTGGTTGAAACATTAGATGATGCAATTTGGACTCTACGGAATTCAGATATTGAATATCTATTTTTACCCGAGTACGGAAAACTGGTACATATTCCAAACAAATCGGTATAACAAAAGCCCCCAAGGGGGCTTTTTTGTTTTATGATAAATATATTACTATGTTAAATTTCGCTAAATTTTTCTTTCAAGGTATAAAAAATACTCTCCGTGTACAAAACGGAGTAAATCTAGCTTATAAAGGGCCTTGGCAAAGCGTTACAACTAATACCGTTGTTGACGAATGGTATGTAGGCGATTTTATGGCCGCAGAATATACCATTGTAGTTGATGTAGGGAACACTAGAAAAGAAATGGTCAAATGTTTAGTGGTTGCAGGACCAGAACAAGCAAACGTAACTACTTATGGTAGAACAAATTTAAACGAAAATTTAATAGATTTAACAGCAGTGGTAACTGCATCAAAACTACAATTATTAGCAAACCCTGCTAGTAGCCCCAACGACAGCACATACGATAACTCATCATTGCTAGTTGGTTCAAAGTTAATATTCAGCGCAACTTATTATCATACGATCAATGATCTCACGCCATACTAAACTTTTAACCAGCATAAATACACATAGTCTTTGTGGTAGTTGAAGTTGGATTAAAAGAGCGGAGATCTAAATGTCTGTAAAATATATTCCTTTTGAGTCGAAAAGCGGCTTCCGTAGCCCTGGATTCCTTGTTGACGAATCCGGTGACCTAACTCTGGAAGGATCCCTTAATGTTTCTGGAGTTATTAATACTACCGGAAGTTTTGAAGTTAACGGTATACCTATTATTGACGCTAGTGATTCGATCATTAGCTTAGATCCTATTATCAAAGGTAGCGGTCTAACTAGATTAGGTACCTTAGAATTCTTAGAAGTTGACGGAGACTTTACAATTGGTCAAGGGTCAACTCCTTACATCAACGTTGTCAACGGTCACATCGAAATAACTTCAGTTGCCGGCACAGGCCAAATTAATAATATGGATATTGGTTTAATAGATCCTGCCGACGGAAACTTTAAATCTTTAAATGTTGGACCTGGAGACAGCACAGGAGAACTATCTGTTCAAGGATATGTCAACGTTACACTTGATGTTAATGTTGGCGGCGATGTTAGTGTAACTGGAAATTTAGAAATTTCTTCACTACCTACAGAAATCAATCACGCTACAAGAAAAGATTATGTTGATTCGAGAATATCAGCATTTGCAATCGCTTTTGGAGCATAAGGATAAAAAATGGCAAAAAAACAAATTAGAAAATACGTATTTGAACCAGGCATTGGAAAAGATGACAATCTGTTACCTAATGCGGTTGCACTATTAACGGCAAACAAATCGTTCTTACAAGCTCAAGTTGTGGCTTTTATTAATCACAACATAACAAATGAAATCAGTCCTTATGTAGGGTACACGTATGCTAGTCAAAAATGCACTAGAGACGTTGGATTTTTTATTGATGCAATAATACACGATCTTAGATACGGCGGCAATGTAAAAATTAGACAAGTTGCTGATTACTTCCACATCGACGGAGAACCAATGATCCGTGGTGATGTTAGTCCAGAAGTAACTGGTCAGCAATATCTAAGAGACATTATCAACAACTTTATTTTTACTAATACAACGGTATCGCCATCATATAATCAAACATCTGTGGTACAAACCAAATACGTTGGTCAAAATGCTGAAGCTGGTGCTAGCAGTAGAAATACTACCCTATGGAATTTGTTAAGCGGCGTTATAGAAAACGGTCCGGGAGCAATTCCTACAAAAATTTCCGGAATAAGTGCAATTAAAGTTTTAGGAAAAATAGAACCAAGCGAATTATTATTGATAACAAATACTAATACGGGTCAAATTCTTTATAACTTTGCAGACCCAACTAATTCTGTTAGTATGGAGTATAAACAAGGCAGATCTAGTGGAGATGGTGAATTACTCAGTGATTTAGATTTCCCTGCATGGTGGCAAGCTACTGACACCATAACAACTATTAAGCTGTCTGAAGATACTAGTTTGCTAACATCAACTACTGATTTACAAATATTTGTTGAAGAAGCCTATCAGACTATTCGTCCTTGGGACTTTGGCACAGATGCCATTGAACGTATGCGTGTTGCTGCTCCGCAGGCCATGCTTGACGCTGACTTTGAGTACGGATTGCAGCCAACTAAGTGGCAAGCGTTGGGATTGATTAGGAGTTATCCATCCTTATATGAAGTTCCAGGAACTGATCTATCAGTCACTGCTATTATAACAGATGCATCGACCAATACGGGAGGGTTTGGTAGCTCATTGATCACCGTAACTACTTCTGGATCTCACGGGTTCGTCCCCGGACAACCGATTACGGTTAAAGGATTAAGTCCTGCAATTTCTGGATTTTCGAGAGCAGAGGGATCTTTCTTAGTTTTCAGTGTACCAAGCTCAATTAGTTTTACATATTACTCGTCGTCTAAAGTTGGAGTTTTCAACGGAGATAGTTTATATACTACATTCGTTCAAATTCGTCAAGCAGGATTTTATACAGGTTCGTCAATCGGAGCACCAACTTTCTCTGTAGCTAGTAATGGATCTAATCTAAACATAACATCAAAATTTGACACCCCAATCGGGTCTTTTTCTTTAGCCTTTGACGGCACAGCACCAACTGGCGGCTCTCCAATCCAAGGTTCACCGTTAATTCCTGCAGGTACATCGGTCAGCGGAGTAGTAGGAACAGGAACTATTGTGGCCAATGTATTAGACGATATTACAGATACGTCTGATACAAATATTACTCTAGTAGATCTTACTGGCGTTCAACAGGGAATGGCCATCGATGACGGACTAAACAATGCAGTCTTTATAAATTCATTAGAGGGTAATACCGTTTATTTGTCTGGAGAGATTGGACAAACATATACAGGTGCAAATTCAATTAATACAGGCGTTAGCGGTGCTAACATTGATGGAATTGGAACATCTGCAACATTTGACGTCACACGATCTGGTGGCTTATATGTTGTAACAGATTCTCAAGATAGTTCCTCAAACGGTATTAATTATGTTGTAGGCGATAGGCTGTTAATTGCAGGAACTGATTTAGGAGGAGCAAGTCCAGCTAATGACGTTTTAATTGCAGTTACTGAAGTTGACTCCGGCGGAGCGATTGTAGGATTCTCAGCTTCCGGTGCAAGTATTGACGGCGGAGGAAACTATACCAGCGTTGCATCTAGCGCAACTACCAGCAGCGGCGGTGCCGGAGCATTGGTAGATGTTATTAGAGAAGGCGGTACTGGCGCATATACTATTAACCTAAGTAATGGCGGTACTGGGTATCAACCTGGAGACACCATAACATGGTATGGTACATCGTTTGACGGCGCAACTACAGCAAACGACATTGTTATTTTAGTTAACGGTGTTCAGTTTGGAACAGATGCTATAGTTGACTATGAAATAGTTGGAGAGCCTATAGGAGCAACCGGCGATGCTACCTATACAGGGTTAACTGCAACCAATCAACCAGTTACTGGAAGTAGTGCAACATTTAACATAACCAGAGTAACTGGAACTTATACCGTAGTCACTCCGGTATTTACTACACCGGCTACTGGTTCAGGAACTGGGTATGCTATTGGAAATAGAATTTTAATCAACGGTTCAAACTTAGATGGTGCTACACCTGCAAATAATGCTGTAGTTACGGTAACCGGAGTAAATTTAACAGGCGGAATTACTACCGCAACAATTTCAGGAACTGCATATGCAGGAGATGAGATTTCAATCTATCCTGCATTGACTATCAGTGAAGCATTGACTGGCGAACTATCTGATGGAACGGTATTGAATGTTGGAGCTATTGCTACCATCCAAGTTGATTTTACTTCTAATCATGGACTCCTTCCAGGAACAACTATCTTAACAAGCGTCACATCAACTCCTGCTCCAGCATTTGCATCAACAGCAAGAACACTACCTGCTTCTGGATCATGGACTGGGGTAGCATTTGCCGGTGGCACATTTATTGCTGTTAGGTCAGGTGCTCAACCTACTGCATTTTCTTTAGACGGTCAAACATGGAGTGCAGGTGGAAATTTACCGAGTGCTGCAACATGGACTAGTATTGCTGCTGGTGTAATTGGAACTACCCCAACTTTTGTAGCAGTAGCTAGTGGCGGAACAGCCGCTGCATATAGCGTCAACGCTGGATCATCGTGGTCAGCGGCAACCTTACCTAGTTCAGGAACTTGGATTTCAGTAACATTTTATAATGGTGTGTTTGTTGCTGTTAGATCTGGATCAACAGCCGCTGCGTATAGTACAGACGGCGGAGCAAACTGGGTCGCAGCAACTCTACCAAGCTCAACAACTTGGGAAGATGTTACAGGTGGTCTTATTGGATCATCTGCATATTTTATAGCAGTAGCCAGCGGCGGAACAGCCGCTGCATATTCGGTTGATAACGGTGCAAACTGGGTAGCAACTGGGGCATTACCATCTAGTGCAACCTGGAGATCTGTAGTTTACGGAAATAACAGATTCTTAGCTGTAGCTAGAGCAGGAACAGCCGCTGCGATTTCTACCAACGGAGTTACTTGGACTGCGGTTGTACTCCCAACTAGCGCAAACTGGAATAACGTTTCGTTTGGTGACGATAGTTTCTTAGTAATCGCCGACGGCGGCACACAAGCGTTAACATCGTTTACAGGTGAAACAGGAAGTTGGTTAGATAGAACATTGCCTGCAAGCTCTACTTGGGAAGAATCTGCTTACGGTAATTACAGCGGCCTTGGAATTTTTGCAGTAGTTGGCAGCACCAATCAAGCGTTGAGTGTTAACCTAACATCTGCTAATCATGCTCTTGCATCCGGACCTTTTGTGATAACACAAGTTACTAGCCCAACTGCTTTTAGATATCCTGCAAGAACAACCGGTCTTATAGACTCAACAACTGCTATTACAGGATCAGTTTATGTTCGACCTGATGCATTCTTTGTGCATAGACCGTTTGACGGAGGTGTTCAACTAGGAACCGGCGGTCCAGCACACGGATCTCAAGCTATTCGTCAAAGTAAAAAATATGTACGTTACCAATCAGGTAAAGGTATTATGTACACAACTGGTGGACTATTTGCACCAAGTTATAACTTATCCAGCGCCACTGCTCTAGATACCGTGGTTAATAGTTTAATTACTTTCACCACCGACGACACTGATCACGGACTTCAGCCCGGTGCAGAAATTGAAGTCATCGGAATGAATTCATTTGAATATAACGGAGATTACATTGTTGAAAGTATTATCGATTCTCGAAGATTTAGAGTTCGTTCAGCAGTGGTTTTATCGACGACAAGTGCATCATTAGGACCAGATTGTAAAGTTGTACTAAAAAGATGGCACGGGTCTACCGTAAGGATTGGAGCATTTGATGAACAAAACGGATTGTTTTATCAATATGACGGACAGAAAATGGCTGTTGTTAAGCGTAGCAGTACAAACCAATTAACAGGAACCGTTTCTGCTACAACAGAAAGCAATGTCTTACTTGGAAGTGGTTCTAGATTTCAAGATCAATTAAAGGTTGGCGATAAGATCGTATTACGAGGAATGTCTCATACCGTAACTTCTATTGCTAGCCAAACTAGTTTGACCATGGCTCCAGACTGGAGAGGGGCTAACAGCATCACAGGTGCAAAGATCTGTCTGACTCAAGATATGATAATTCCTCAAGAAGACTGGAATTTAGATCCGCTAGACGGAAACGGTACCAGTGGATATAATCTTTTACCGTGGCGTATGCAGATGTTAGGTATGCAATACTCTTGGTATGCTGCTGGTTTCATTGAATTTATGTTAAGAGGTCCCGATGGTAGATTTGTGTTCTTACATAAAATTAGAAACTCAAACGTAAACACAGAAGCATATATGAGGACAGCTAACTTACCTGTACGCTATGAAGTAGAAAACATTTCAGCTAGAGGTAAATTAAAAACCGCTATAACTGCATTGTCGACTACCTTAACTCTAACAGATGCTTACTATTTCCCAACATCTGGAATCATTTATATCGATAACGAAATGATCGCATATAGCGGAAAATCTGGAAATACTTTGCTAGGACTAAGTCGAGCAGCATCTATGACTAATTTTAGTGCCGGTCAAAACAGAACATTTACTGCTGGGGCAGCAGCACCGCATGATATCAATTCCGGAGTTGTGTTGTTAAGTGTTACAACAACACCAACAATTAGTCACTGGGGTTCTGCATTGTTAACAGACGGTCTGTTTGATGAAGATCGTGGTTATTTGTTTAACTATGCCGCAACAGGATTAAGTGCAAGCACAACTAAACAAACAGCATTTATGATTCGACTAGCACCTAGCGTTTCCAATGCATTGGTTGGGGATTTAGGGGAGCGAGATCTATTAAACAGAGCGCAGCTTTTATTAAGTGAAATTGGTGTTACGGCCGATACTGGAACAGGCGCCATCGTTATCGAAGGAGTTCTAAATCCAAGAAATTATCCAACTAATCCTGCAAACATTATTTGGAATGGATTGTCAAGTTCTGGTGCAGGCGGCCAGCCAAGTTTCGCACAGATAGCACTTGGCGGTTCTGTCAACTGGGGAGGTACTCCGTTAACTACATCTACTGCTATAATCAACGGAGCGGTCCAAGCTAATTTTACAGCGACTGGAGTAGCTACTGGCGGAACAACGTATGCTAGTGCATTTAGGAATGATAGAAATACATTTATTATTGCAACATCAACGTTTGATACTTCCGGAATACAAATTGGAGATTTATTGATTCAGGCAACCTACCTAGTAGGTAACAGAACAATTACAAATATTACCCGAAACGGTATTACAATTGGCGGCACACCATACACTATTATCACTATGAATGCCAACGCCAGCGCCACTTCTCCGAACAACACTGGAATTACGGTAACGATACAAATTCCTCAGACAGCTGCATCTTATGCAAACACTAACTATTTGTTCTTTACTAATGCTTCTTGGAACTCGTCTGGAGCAGCTCAAGGAACTAGGGTAGCAGCGGCATTTACATCATTCCCTGCTGGTACATCAGTTTCTGGCGTACAGAGCAGGACTTTGGGATTTACAACCGTAAGGCGAGTTACATTTACTCAAAACTCAAATACTACCCTTAATGCAGCAGGAACGGTAACATTTGAATTTGGTGATCCTCAATACGCATTACCGGGGGAACAAGTATTTGCGTTCGTATCAAACCCAGGTGATCGTGCAACTCTTGACTTAACCGCACTTAAAGAATTAACAACAACAGCGATTGGTGGAAGAGGTACTTTCCCTAACGGACCAGACGTGTTGGCTATTAATATTCTTAAAGTTAGCGGTACTGCTGTTCCAACTAGCGTTATTCTACGCTGGGGAGAGGCGCAGGCCTAAATTTGGATTTATCCCAGTCATGAAGTTTCTGATCTAAGTCTTTTTTAATAGTAATTAAATTAGCTCTTAGTTCAGAAATTTCAGTGGAGATTCTTCCTGTTACAAACATTTGTTGGTGGCTTCGATCTATGTAACTAACTTGCTCTTTTAATTGCAGCAACAAATCAGTCATCTTTCTTTGAAGATTAGGATCAGTGACTTCGTTGATTCTTTTTTGATAATTTTTGTAATCATCAATAAATTTTTTGTTTGATTGTAGTTGTGGTATCATTTTGCAAGCACCAATATAGTGTCTAATTTCGCTCTTATTAGTTGATTATTTAATGTAGTTTTTAAACCACCGTGTAAATTTTTTGGCAACATATTAAGAGATGCCCAACATACGGTTTGTGAGTTTGATACTAAAAATTCTTGATCTACTAAACACACATATGTACCGTATTCAAATCCTCTATCTTCACTAAGATATAATTCGATAGGCAATATTTTACCTGAAGAATATTGATCTAATAAAAGCTGAGCATCTTCAAGTAATGTTGCATTTCTTGGAAATGTTGGTACCGTCCATTTCTCATCTTCTAAAATGAGAAATATTCTGCTGTTATTTTTTGATAAAAATAGTAATCCGGCACGTTGTTGCATGAACATACTTATGCAGGGTCTAGGTCAAATCTCCAATATCCTG